GGTGGGTTGGTGGCTCACAAAAATGCCGATCATTAGAGGCAAAAAACAATTGGTGCTTTCAACAGCACACAGGCTGGATTTGGCGGTGATGTTGTTTGATGAATTGGCCCCAATCCTTGAAGCCAAATTTGGTGCAAAGGTTTCGCACTCTTATGGGCGCAATAGTGTCACAATGCCTGATGGTTCCCGCTGGTTTGTGCGCGCTGCTGGCCCGTCCGTTGGTCACGGCACCAGCCCAAACCTGATTGTGGCGGACGAAATTTGGGACATAGGTGAAGCAATTGACGGTGGTTTATTGCCGGCAATGCGCGCCCAAAAATCGCCGTTGCTTTCCATGTGGTCAACCGCTGGCACAGAAAATTCACGGGCCATGTTGAAATGGCGTGAGCAAGGCCTTCGAATGATTGATCAAAAGAAAACAGGCAACCTGTATTTTGCTGAATGGTCACCACCACCAGACCTAGACCCAATGAACCCTGCCGCATGGGCATGGGGAAACCCCGCGCTAGGGCACACATTGGCAATGGAAACCATCACCGCGGAAAGCGAAAACCCTGACCGCACACAATTCCTTCGCGCATCATGCAACCTGTGGGTGGCATCGGATCAGGGTTGGCTGAAGCCAGGCTTATGGCAATCATTGCAATTCAATGGGCCGATCCCTGACGGTGGCACCGTAGCCATAGAAAACAGCGTTGATGAAACACGCTATTTTGGATTGCGCGCCGTGGCTTTACCAGATGGACGCACCGCGGTGACCGTTGAATTTATGGTGGACACATACGCCCAGGTCATGGAACACGTTGAACGATTGAACCAAAACCCTGCAATCAAATTTGCTATTACCCCATCAATTGATTTGCATTGGCCGTTGCATTTAGAACGCAAACGGGTGGTGGTTGGCTATGGCGAAATTTTGAAATGGACTGATCCTGTTCGCCAAATGATCCGCCAAAAATTGTTGGTGCACACAGGTGAAACCATGCTGGCTGAACATATCCAGCGCGCGGTTGCCGTCAGGTCACAGGGATCAATTGCGCTGTCATCACAGCGTTCAAGTGGCCCTATCGAATTAGCGCGCCTAGCGGTCTTTGCAGCAGCGTTGACTAGCAAACCAAAAACTGGTGGCAAACCCATGATGGTTGTTTCAAATGGCTAATATGAAAACGGCACCAGGCTGGCCTTCGCCTTCTGTCGGGTTTCGCATAGCCTGGTGTCACCATCAACAACCCAATGTGTGTAATGCTTGACGCATGGCTATTTTTTCGCGCACCAAACAGGCTGCAATTTCCACCCATGTAGGTGAACCAGCGGTGGCAGGCGGATTTGCGCCAGGCTATTCATCATCGAATGTTGGCGTAAACATGATCGGCCAGTACTACACCTACCGCGAAGGTGAACAAAGAAACGCTGCCGTTTCGGTGCCAACCATCAACCGCGCAAACTCACTTTTCAAATCAGTTATTGGTTCAATGCCGTTGAAAATGTACAACGAAATGTGGAACGGCGATGAAATGGAAAAGGTGTACATTGCACCGCGTTCATGGTTACGCCGCCCAGATCCATCTGTTTCATACCAGTTTTTGATGGCGTGGACGCTGGACGATTTGCTGTTCTATGGGCGCGCGTTTTGGTACATCACCAGCCGAACCGCTGACGGTTACCCTGCATCGTTCACACGTTTGCCAGCGGGATCAATCACCACCACCGACATGGCCCCACCAGTCTGGTTTGCCCCATCATCACAGGTGTATTTTCAGGGCGGTGAAATTGACCCAGCAAACCTTGTGCAATTCTTATCACCTGAACAGGGCCTGGTTTATTCCGCGCCAAATGCAATTGATACCGCGTTGAAATTAGAGCAAGCGCGAAACCGTAACGCATCATCATCAATTCCAGCGGGCATATTGCGTCAAACAGAAAACAGCGAACCACTAAGCGCCCAGGAACTTTCTGATCTGGCTGCACAATTCAATGCAGCGCGCGCCACAAATCAAACCGCAGCATTGAACCAGTATTTGACCTACACAGAAACCGCTGCAACACCAGACAAAATGCTGTTGATTGAAGCCAGCCAATATCAGGCGCTGGAAATGTCACGCCTAGCAAACGTTCCGCCATACCTTGTAGGCGTAGCAACTGGCGCGTACTCATACCAATCAAGCCAACAGGCCCGCGCTGACCTGTACCTGTTCGGTGTCAAACTGTATGCAGATGCCATAGCGGGCGCGCTGTCAATGGATAATGTTTTACCGCGCGGCACATATGTCGAATTTGATGCTGATGAATACCTAGAGGAAAATTTTATGGCAGACAAAATGGACAGCACAGAAACCGTTATTGAGGAAAACACACAAGAGGAGTTAGCAAACCAATGATCAAACTAATTGCAGGCGATTTCACCCTAGACGCAGCGCAAGGCGAACAGCCACGCCGATCAATTTCTGGAACCGCGGTTCCATACAACGTTCCCGCCCGCGTGAGCGATGGAACAGAGGTTATTTTTCGCCCTGGTTCCCTGCCTGTTGAAGGCAAGGCCCCGCGCCTGTTCATGTACCATGATGCCTCAATGCCAGTTGGTGTGGTCACAGAGCGCGTGGACACCGAACAGGGAATGATGTTTACAGCAAAAATTAGCGCCACCACATTGGGCAATGACGCGCTAGTAATGGCATCAGACGGCACCATTGACCAGGTCAGCGTTGGCGTGAACCCAACAAAGTTTTCCTACGATGAAGCAGGAACCATGATTATCGAAGCAGCCGAATGGCAGGAACTAAGCCTGGTTCCAATCGGCGCATTTGGTGACATGGCTAACATCTCACAAGTGGCCGCAAGTATCCACCATGAGCCAGAGGAAATCAGCAATACTGAAACACAGGAACCGATTGAAAAGGAAACAGAAATGTCCGAACCAGTAGCACCAGCAGTTGAAGCAACAATCCCAACCGCGCCAATTTTCGCACAAGCCAAAAAAGAATTTGCATTGCCATCAGCAGGCGAATACATGGCCGCTTACCACATCGGTGGCGACACGTTTGCAAACATCAACAAGGCTGTGGCTGAATACACCGCATCAAAGCGCACCCCATTGCAGGCAGCAGCAGGCGATCAACTTACGACTGACACACCTGGCCTCTTGAATGTAACCGTACTGGGGCCATTGGTGCAGGACCTAAACTTCATCAGGCCTACGGTCAATGCACTAGGCGCGCGCGCTTATCCAGACGGCGGTGCACAAAAAACCTTTATCCGTCCAACCATCACCACGCACACAGACGTTGGAACACAATCAACCGAATTGTCAGCAGTTACCGCCCGCACAATGGTTATTGCATCAAACAGCGTGAGCAAAACCACGTTGGCTGGTCAAGTCACATTGTCTGTACAGGACATTGATTTCACCAACCCAGCAGCAATGCAATTGATCTTGAATGACCTTATGGGTGAATACATGATTGCATCGGACAATTTTGCAGCAGACAACCTTTTGACCGCAGCAAACTCATCTGGCGTTTGGGACGGCACCGTGGCTGACTTGCTCAAGTCTGTTTATGACAGCGCAGTTGACATTTCAAGCGGTCGCAATTTCACCCCAACCCACATGTTTGTTTCACCAGACGTTTGGGGTCAGATGGGCCAGTTGGCAGACACCACAGGCCGCCCTGTGTTCCCATTCATCGGTGCAGGCCTCACAGGTCAAAACGCATTGGGTGGCGGAAACGCAACATCATGGAACGGCAACCCATTGGGTCTGCAATTGGTAGTTGACAGCAACTTCGCTGCAAAAACCATGATCATCACCCGCGTAGGTCAGGGATCAGGCGATGCCTTCGAATTTTACGAAAGTATCCGTGGTCTGCAATCATTGGAGAACCCATCTGTTTTGGGACGCACCATGAGTTTCCACGGCTACGTTTCAACCTTCGCAGCAATTGGTGGAATGATCCGCAAGATTACCCAGGCCTAGTAGAAAGGCGGCCTAACCCGCCATGGCTACTTACACAGTCACCAACAAATATCTGGTTGACAATTACGCAGTCCTGCAATTACTCACCCCCAATGAAATTGCAGTTGGGCAATCCATCACCGTTGCTGGTGTTGATGCAACATTCAACGGCACAGTTTCGGTGGTGGCATTACCCCAGTATTTGTTCATTGGCGTAGATGATCAGGGCGATTTGCTCTATGACTATCAGGTACCAATTCAGAACCAGGTGCTGTACGCAAAAACAGCAACCGATGTTGAACGCGTTGCAGCATCAGGCACCGTTGCCTACAACCCTGTTTGCACATGGATTACAGCAACAAACATTGAGGATTGGTTAGGGATCGGCACCGCTACCGCAGCAGATACCACGTTCCTAACGCAATGCGCCAGCGCTGCAAACGCGTTTTGTTATCGCAGACGGCAAGAAGCGGGATACATAGACAGCCTGACCACCAGCCCATCAGGTGACGTGACGCTGGGAACAATCCAATATGGTGGCGCGTTATACCGTCAACGCGGATCAATTGATGTGTTTGCATCGTTTAGCGAAATGGGCACAGCACCAACCACGGGCCTGTCCCCAATCATCAAACAATTGCTAGGTATCTCACGCCCGCAGGTGGCCTGATGCCCGTTGCATACACAGACCTGTTCAATGAGGCGTTGGACGATCTAAAAACCAAATTGGAAACCATCACAGGTTTGCAAGTGGTAACAGATCCCCGAAACCTTGTTCCGCCTTGCGCGTTCATTGGGGCCTGCTCATTCGAAGCATGGAACTACAACATTGTCAAAATCAATTGGCCTGTACAGATCATTTCAATGGGGCCAGCAAACCTTGACGCAATGCGAAACCTGCTAAACCTCACCGCTGGCGTATTGGCTGGCGTTGGATCTGTGACCGCGGGCCGTCCAACCACCGTTGACATTGGTGGCGTGATGTTGCCATGCTATGAATTGACCGTCATGCAGCAGGCGCAAACAGCATGAAATATGTGATCATTTCCCCACGTTTAGGAACACCAGGCGATGAATTTGACCCAGGTGATGACAACGTGGATCATTTGTTGGCTGGCGGGTTTATTAGACAATCCACCGACAAAGCACCAAAACCATCTAAAGTAAAAACCAAACCTAAGGAGTAGAAACCACATGGCAACCAGCACCCTGTTGAGCAATCCAAAAGTCCAAATTGGCGCAGCCATTGGATCAATTGTTGATTTGACTGACCAGACCACCGCAGCAACATTGACGCGCACAGTCGAAGCGCTAGAGGACACCGCATTTGGTACGGGATCACGCACCTACACGGGCGGATTGGAAAACAACGAATTGACCGTGACCATGTACATGTCCTATGCGGCGACAGAAACCTACGCATCATTATCAGCGTTGGTCGGAACAAAATGCACCGTAAAGGTAAATCCTGCATACGGATCAGGTGACAGCGGAACCAACCCAGGTTTCATTTTGACGGACACCTATTTGGAAAGCCTGCCAGTAGTAAACGCATCGCTGGGCGAACTCACAACCGTGGATCTCACGTTCCAGGGCGGTGTTTACAGCGTTGACACCACAGCCTAAATTTCAATAACACAAACTAGACGGAAGGATTGAAATGAAAATAAAACTACGCATCACCCTGAACGAAAACACCCCGCCGCGTGAGGTCACCACAAACCTGCTGGTGATCAGCGAATGGGAAAAATCAGAAAACCGCAAAGTGTCAGACGGCCGTGGCATCGGCGTGAATGACATGGTCTGCTGGGCGTTCCATTTGTACAAATTGGCAGGCGAAACAATGCCAGCCACATGGTCTGAATGGTTGAAACAAAACCCAGACATGGACATTGAAGCGGTGGACACAACAGACCCAAACCCTACGGACGCGGCACCTACCGCCGCCAACTAGCAGAGGTTCTAGTAGCGGTCGGTTGGTGGCCGCCTAACATCGAATTTGACACCCGCGATTTGCAAACAGTCATTACTGTGTTGAATAAGCAAAACAAGGGAAAACGATGAGCGCCACAGCACAAATTGAGGTTTACGGATTGAAAGAGGCGCTGAAAGAATTGCGCCAGGTTGACCCCGATTTACGCAAGACCATCAACAAAGAAGCAAAGGAACTAGCCAAACCCGCTATTGATGATGCAAAGGCCAGTTACCCGCCGCGCCTGCTGTCTGGTATGGAACGCGCATGGACACAACGCGGAAATCAAAAATTTCCGTACAGCCAACAGAAAGCCCAGCGCGGTGTTGGTGTCAAAGTCGATACCAGCAAACGCAATTCAAGCACCATCAGCATCATTCAAAAAGACCCTGCCGCTGCCATTATTGATATGGCTGGAAAACAGGGCGGATCTAACGCCCAGGGCGCACGTTTCATTTCAGCGCTCACGTTGCAGTTTGGTTTGCCTTCACGCGTCATGTGGCCTGCCTATGACCGCAATGCGGGCGCTGTTGAACAAAACATGGTTGAATTGGTGGAACGCTGTCAATAGAAACCTGGTGATGTAATGGCAATCAAAATTCCGATCATTTCCGAATTTGACAGCAAGGGTTTAGACAAGGCTGTAAAGGAATTCCAGAGCCTTGAAGGCGCTGGCGCAAAGGCTGGTTACGCCGTCAAAAAGGCTGCCCTGCCTGCCGCTGCCGCTGTTGGCGCGTTGGGGTATGCGTTGGCTGGTGCCACAAAAGCAGCAATGGAAGATCAGGCCGCGCAAGTCGAATTAGCGCGAACACTAAACGTTTCTGCTAGCGCTACTGATGCACAAATCGCTGCAACGGAAAACATGATCAGCAAAATGTCATTGGCTAGCGGTGTTGCTGACGATGATTTGAGGCCTGCCCTAGCCAGCCTTGTGCGCGGTACAAAAGACATTGGCAGAGCACAAGAAGGTT